GAATCTATCCTGTCTGTGTATCATCACTGGGATGGTTATCCTGAGTGGTTGGGTCGCATCCTGAAAACCCATTACAACACCAAAGAGAAAGCAGCAGAACTGATTGACGGTGGTGATATGTCATCCTGTTGGTCTGATGCTTGCTGGGAAACGAAACTTCCTGTGGGTGAGTATGGTCCCGAATACTACTCTCAGCGTGGTGAAGATTGTCCTCCTCGCCTTGACAATAACCTGGAAGAGTTTTTCTCTGATAATGAAGAATACTCCTACATCTTCCGCAATGGTGAGTGGGTGTGCTACAATATGAATGAGTTTGAACTTAACAAACTACCTGAAATCACTGAAATCCCTACTGGAGCACTTGCCGCATGATTGATTACAACAAAGACCGCAAAGAACTTCAAGCTGAGCGTATGATTGATGACTTCATTGCTCAGTGTGAAGAAGAAGCAGCAAAGTTAGAAGTCACCGTTGACTATTATATTGCCGAATTTGTATAACTCTGATAAAATAGTAAGGTAATTTACGCACACCAATGGCACAAAAGTTTCTCTACATCGTTGAACATTATATTCCTTTTCCCCAGTCAGAATATGGTGGCATTTGGAATGTAATTGCAGAAGATGATGATGAATGTTTTGATCTCATCACTGGTGCAAATGATGGAGATTTCTATCAACAATACTATGGAAATCTTCGTGAAAACATTCTGAAGTCCCGCACTTTTGCACTTGCAGAAAACCTTGAGTCGAAAATTGTAGAGGAGTTTACCACATGATTGGAAATCTTGATCCTGAAGAACGTGTTATGAATGACATTCCTAAACATGATTGGACAAAAAACAAAGATGAGTTTTTTGCCTGGGAAGATAATGGAATTATGGATCGAGTTCAAGATTTCATTGAAACTCTTGACTGGAATAAAGATGATGATTTTGTAGTTGAAATCGGTGGAACATCTGTCTCTGGTATTCACCAAGGTGAGAACTATAATGAACGATGGGCAACACCATATGGTGTTCGCAAGTATAACAAAGATGCGTTCATTGTTATCAAGAACCTGTCGCGGTCTCCATTTCAACCATCGCAACCAAATCTTGACCTAAAAGCACATCATTCAAAAGATGAAACTTCCTCATGATTTCCCCCATCAACCCCCTAAAGGATACTCCTACGAAGTCGAAGAGTTCAAAAAGAATGTGGTTGCTATATGGATTTGCAATCATACCAAATTTGATTATAATGGGGGTGCTCCTGTTAGAAGTATCTGGGGTTTTTACAACACAAAAACAAAATGTTATCAATCCCCTATTAACTCCTCCAAGCAAGGAGATACAGTAGAGATAGATAATACTCGCCCTTACACGGCTATGCCACTTAAACTTAATCCATTGGAGGCAGCATTTGTATGACTTATCATCCACAAATCAACGATTATGTGAAATGGCGCAATGTTGAGGGGTGGGTGTATTTTGTAGACAAAGAGTATATCACCATTGAAGTTGGAGTAAAACCCAAACCAGATAGTCTTGTAGGATTTCATCGTAAAGTTCATTGTTTAATCTTGTGCTACACTCACCAGTGGCATGAGATTAAGTATGAAAAGTCAAGACGATTCAAAAATGCAAATGATCTTGATGACATGGAGATCTATGTGAGAGATTTTAATGGTAAAAAATAAGTTTTGGCGACGATGGGCAAAAGCATTAGGAGAGAAATCTGGTAAAGATGACAAAGAATCAGATTACATTGCTGGCATACGGACTTTTATATTCGTCTCTTATCTTATCACTAACTGTTTCATTATTAGCGGAGTAATTCGACACTGGAATGATGTACCAAGTAAAGTACCTGAAACCAAAAAAGAAAGGTTATTCGACTCAAGTTGCGTCCTTTCTTAAAATTGATGATGCAGAGTTTTGGTCACAAATCGTAGAGAAACAAGGAGCAAAAGATATTCAAATCTTAGTTAAGTAAAGGGGGGTCGCCCAAAGTGTCTGAGTATTGTAACCACCACTCACAGATGGATTACTATCTTTCCGAACAACAAATTGAAGAACTGGTCAACTTTGATCAGCATGAAGATCTCTCTGATCTAATTGAAGAAGATCAAAACTTCAACATGAACGAATACCTCAACTCCAACATTGATTACTGAAATGCAAGAAACTCAAACCGTGAATGTTCTCCCTTACATGAAGGAGCTTCGTGAGAAGTGGAAGAATCAAGATTTCCGCTTCACTAAAGAACAACAGGAAGAATATGATATTCTGTTGCAAGCACGACGCGAACGTGTAAAGTATTTCTATGCAACTGGTCAAGTTCATGTTGGTCCGAAAGTTACTAAGAAAGAAGAGATCCAGGAGGACAGCGAGGACTAAATAAAGAGAGGTAGAATTAGATAGAAATGAAAACCTTTCAGGAGTTTATTGCTGAAGCATACGATAAAGATGTCATGGGATCTTCCCAGATTCGCCGTCAAGGTGAAGGCGGAAGAGTCGGTGCTGAGCGTAAAAAAAGCACCCCTGAAAGGCGTAGAGTAAAAGCTGTCGGCGGTGGAAAGACTGAACCAGTTCAGTATAAAGATCGCAAAGACATTGGAACACAAAGACCACGCTCTGCAAGGGAACAACAACCTGAAAAAGAGCGTGGTTCTGCTGCATTAAGTGCAAAAGAAGCACAACGCAAAGCATACTTAGAGCGTAAGCGTAGAGAAGCAGGAGAGAAAACAAAGTCTGCATCTGAACTTCTGACTAAGAAGAAAGCAGCAGCAAAACCTGCTCCTGGATATAAACCACAAAAGGCATCTGGTCTCTCTGCAGCTGAAAGAAAAGCAGTCACCAAGAAAGGTGAAAGAACTCTGCGTGACATTCAACTCAAGAACTTGGGCAAGAAGTCTGAGAAAGAGTTAAAGCACCCCATCACTCAGAAAGAGATCACCAGAAGAGGCAAAGAAGCAAAGAAATAAAAAGGGGGGTCGTCCAAAGTGTTCCTGTAGTGTAAGGGGCACTCCGCTCCACAATCTATCACAAATGCAAGACAAGATCGCACAGGTCAAAACCTTCGTGAATGAGAACGTTTCTAATGAACTTCTCAAGAACATTGGTCTCTCCACTGCTATTCTGTTTGTCGTGATTGTTGCACAACTTCTTCTTCATGAAGTTGTTGCAGTTGTTGACAGCATCCCTGTGTTCAATGGTATAATGGAAATCATTGGACTTGTTGCTTTCATTAACTTCACCCGCAACAATCTCATCACTGCTGAACAACGTGCCGAACTGAAGGAAAAGGTTCAAACCACCTTCAATCAGGTCGTTGCCTGAGGAGTTTATCTCCTCTTTTTTTATTCTTAATTAACAATGGCACTCCTACCTTACATTGGTTCGGTTATCAATCTTGGTAATTCATTCTCTCAAGCTACCCGACCGAAAAATGTTGGGCAGATGAGTGATCTTATTCAAGAATATAGAGAGACAGCAGAGAATCCATCTGTAGAGGGATGGGAGTCATTCTATGCTGATAAGATTGGACTGGAAAAGATTGACATTGCTGCTGATAAAATCTGGGAATATGTTCAACGAATCCGAGAGAATCTCAACTCTCTGAATCGTGATGATGTAAGATCTTGGACAAAAGATCTCATTATCGACAAGACATTCTCTGGTCTTCAACTTCAACTTGACATTCTTGAGATGGTGTCAGATACTGGTGAGTTCCGTTTATCTACTCCTGATGAAGAATCACAGGGGATTGATGGTTTTGTAGACGGAGAACCAGTATCAATCAAACCCAATACTTACAAGAAGACTATTCAATCAGGCACAGAATCTATCCCATATCGTATTATTTTCTACAAGAATACTAAACACGGTTTGGTGGTATCTTGAAGGGGGGTCGCTCAAAGCGTCTCAGTAGTGTCTGGAAGCGCCTGCAACGTCCTTGACAGACTTTGCAGGTGCGATTATACTGTAAGTAACTAATTCTTTTTCATGGTCACTCTTCGCCCTCATCAACAGCGAATCACTGATCGTATGCTCTCTTATGATAAGGGACAGATCATTGTTCCCACTGGTGGTGGTAAAACTATCTGCATGATTCAGGATCTTATTCATCAACATGCTGTCCCTATTGGTAGGACTTCTGTTGTTGTTGCTCCGCGTATTCTTCTTGCAGAACAACTGTGCAGTGAGTTTCTGGAGATTGTCAACACAACTCACACTCATGTGATGCACGTTCACAGTGGTGAAACTCATCACTTTAGCAGCACCAAACCCGAACAGATTCACCTGTTTGCTAACACTGCTCGCACAGCTGGTGAGAATGTGATCATCTTCACCACCTACAATTCGCTTGATCGTATTCGTCAGGCAGATATTGAGGTGAACAAGATTTA